TAGATTCAGTAGATGTGAGTAGTACACTTAATATGAAAGAAATTTCTACACCTAGTACTCCTGCGAGTGGCTACAAGTCAATCTATCCTAAGACTGATGGTAAGGTATATACACTTGATGATGCAGGTAACGAAGTTGAAGTTGGTTCAGGTGGTGGTTCTGGTGGTATTAACTATATGGTTGATGATAACACTAGTGCAGAAACTACAGTTGGAGATTGGGTAACTTATGCTGATGCAGCAGGTGTTAATCCAGTTGACGGCACAGCAGGTTCAGCTACTACTACTTTTACTAGGAACACTACTACGCCTATGCGTGGACTCGGTGATTTCAAGTTAGTTAAAGATGCTGCTAATAGACAAGGAGAGGGCGCAAGTTGTGCTTTTACAATTGATATTGCAGATAAGGCTAAGAAGTTAACGTGTAGTTTTGATTATGATGCAAGTAATGCAGGATATGCTGATGATGATATTAGACTAAGTGTTTATGATGTAACTAATGGTAAGTTGATACGTGTTAATGGTGAAGATCTTAAAGGTGGTAAGGGTAATCATATATTCCAATTCCAGACAGCTAGTGATTCAGTAAGTTATAGGTTGATTATGCATGTGTCTAGTACTAGTGCAGTAGCTTATGATGTGTACTTTGATAACATTCAGGTTGGTCCTAGAGAAGTCGTAAAAGGCGCAGCTATGACTGATATGAAGTCGTATACCCCAACCATCACAGGTTTTGGAACTGTAACGGGCGTGGATATATCTAGCGGTCGCGACGGTGATATGCTTATAATACAAGGTGTATTTTCGGCAGGCACAGCCACAGCAACAGAAGCTCGGATAGGATTACCGAGTGGTCTTTCTATAGACAGCGACAAACTAGGCTCGAACATTGCTGTAGGCTTAGGACTACGTGGATTTGCAACAACTACTAGATATCAAATGGTAGCGACAGGTGGTAATTCGTATCTAAATGTGGCAATACAAAGTTCATCAGGAGCGTCACCTGTTAACGGGAGTTCTATTGTAGCAAGTGGTAACTCTTTCTCGTTTACAGCAACAGTACCAATCCAAGGTTGGTCATCAAACGCGGTGTCGTCTGAGGACTTAGGTGGACGTGAGATTGTTGTTGAGGGTAGAGGAAGTGATGGAACTCAAGTTATTTCAAATACTACTGATATAAACTTTACAGAAACTTTAGATACTACATCTTATTTTGACGGCACTACTTTCACAGTACCTGAGACAGGAGAGTACTCCTTCGCAGGTATAGTTAGTTTAACGACAGACAATACCGCTGCTGTAGATTTATATGTGAATGGTACTAAAAAACAAATAGCCGGAAATGTAGGAACACTGAATGTTTATACAATAGGTACAACAGTCTCTTTAATTAAAGGTAATTTGATAACTTTTAGAATAAGTGCTACAGCTTTTTTATCAACAAGTCTCACAAACCATCATATTCACATACAGAAACTAGCATCACCTCAGACAATACTTGAGACTGAGACAGTGGCTGCGAGGTATACTTCTAATAGTGGTCAAGCTTTAGTATTGAATACTTTCACTGATTTAATTTATGAAGATATTGATGATGATACTCATAATGCTTATAATACTGGTACTGGTGAATATATTATACCTATTAGTGGTTGGTATAATATGGACGCTAAGTATAATTTAAATTCTGGAGGAACTACTGAAATGTATTTAAGATTCTTATTGAATGGTACTGAATTTGATATTTTATATAAAAATTCTAGAACTAACAATTCAATATTTAACTCTAATACTAAATATTTAGAAAAAGGTGATATTATAAAAATACAGGCTAGAGTTAGTGTCACTGATTCACTAACAACTGGATCAACATTCAATGTATTTTCAATAGCGAGGATTAAATAATGATAAAACTACAAATAGTAAATGAAGTAAATGGTAAATCTTATGGCTCACAATGGGACTCTCAAGCTGAAGCTAATGAGTACTTAGACAAAATGATTGCTAAACAAACATGGGGTAAAAACGAAAGGTATATCTCAGAGTCAGAAATGACAGAAGAGTTACGATCTCGTATCATCTCAACTGAAGTTATTGAACAAATAGAAGCGGTAGAATATCAAAAAGAAGTAATAGCAGTAGAAGCAGTGGAGGCATCAGAAGGTGTCGAAGCTGTGGAAGCGGTTATTGGTTCTCCTGAGATTCAAGCTGTAGATTTTGTTTCTTATGGTATGTTACATCTAGTAAAAGCTGATTATGTTGTAACTGAGATTGATCTAAGTCAAGACAAGGAATACCGAAACAGTCAAAAGATTGAATCACGAAGAAAAGAATATCGTAGTATTGAAGAAGTAATACATACTATTCTTGATCATGGTTTAGATTCTCAAGAGTTTATTGAGCTACAGAATGAAAGGGCAGCTATTAAAGCTAAGTACCCTAAAGAGTAACAATTAATGGGGAGGTAGGTAATACTATCTCTCCTTATTTACAAAGGAGATTATATGGCTGAAAAGAAATCTAAATGGCAGAAAATGTTTAGTGCAGGGTTTACAGGTGAAAAACTTAAATTAAGTAAACGTGAGCAACAGAAGCAGCAAGTAGAAGCTATGAAAGAAAAGGCTAGAAAAGAAAAAGCTGCAATGGACAAGCGAGGATATTAATAGGAGGTAAACTTTGAGAAAAGGAGAATATGAAAGACTAGATGATAAATTAGATAAACAAACAGAGATACTAATGGCAATAAAGAATGATATTGCTAAAGAGATTAGTTTATTAAAACTAGCTCATCAAAAATTAAAATATATGGTAATTATATGTGCAGTGACAATAGGTATGACATTAGGTAAACCTGCATTAGCTCAACTTATACCATTAATATTATAAGGAGATTATATGTCTAAAAAGACATTGAAAGCCAATGAAGACATGTTAAATGAACTACACCAGATGGTCGCTCAGGACTTAATTATGAAGATTAAGTCTGGAGAGGCTACAGTTCAAGAGTTAAGTGCAGCTATTAAGTTTCTTAAGGATAATGATGTGACTGCAGATATTGAATATAGTACACCAGTTAGACAGTTAGAACACGAAGTTGTAGCTGTTGGTGAACTACCATTCTTGGAGGATGAAGATGAAGAAGTGTAGCAAATGTAATACTGCTAAACCTATGGAAGGTTTTTATAGAGAGTCCAAGAAAAAAGATGGTTATAAGAACGTATGTAAGAGTTGCTGTATAATAACTCAGAGGAAACAGAGAGCAACTCTTGAATATAAAGCCTACAAGAAGATACTTGACAAGAATTATCTCGAAGCAAATAGAGGTAAAACTAATGCTATTAAAGCAAGGTATAGAGCAAGTAAACTTAAAGCAACACCTAGTTGGGCTAATTTGGAAGCTATTAAAAACTTCTATATACTATGTCCAGAAGGTTGTCATGTAGATCACATAGTACCACTTCAAGGTGTTAATGTAAGAGGTCTACATGTATTAACGAACTTACAATATTTACCTGCAGGGGAGAATTGTAGTAAAGGAAATAGACATGAATCTGACAGATAAACAGATACAATCAATGAAAAAAGACTTCAGAAATTTTGCTCATGTAATATGGATGACACTGGAGTTACCTCCCTTAACACCTATTCAGAATGATATATGTCATTACTTGCAATATGGTGGGGAACGTACACAGATAGTAGCATTTAGAGGTGTTGGTAAGTCCTATGTAACTGCAGCATATGTATGTTGGTTGTTATGGAAAGATATAGAATTAAAAATAATGGTTGTGTCAGCAGGGAGAGATAGGAGTGATGCTTTCGCTATCTTTGTTAGAAACATAATAAGAGATACACCTTTTCTTAAACATTTAGAGCCTGATAAAGCCAAAGGAGAAAGGGCTACACAGAATATCTTTGATGTTCATGGTGTAAAAGCTTCTGGTTCACCTTCAGTTAAATCAGTAGGTATTACAGGACAACTTACAGGATCAAGAGCTGATGTTATTATTGCAGATGATATTGAAGTTGTATCTAATAGTACTACACATGATTTAAGAGAAAAATTAGCACGACTTGTTACAGAGTTTGATGCCGTAATTAAACCAGAAGGTAAAATAGTTTATCTTGGGACACCTCAAACTGAACTATCACTATATAATGTATTATACA